ACGCACCATATACCGGATTATTGTTATATTCGTCCCTAATCAGCATGTTATTGATGGATCTCTCCATCACTTCTTGTAACGCTCTTACCTGTTCCGGTACACCTCTTGAGTTGTAATGACGCGGATCTTTACGTTCATTGTCGAACCGTTCAAAGTTCCAGCCACTAAACTCAAATGGGAATGGTATCTTCCTTAAGAGCGAGTCATCGTAAGCAACAATATCAGCAAGAAAAGTAAACACCCAACGCTCATAGCAGTCAGACCCTTCTGGCTTATACCAACAATAAACCTCGTGAATGCGAAATAGGTCGTCACTTGAATTAGAAGAATTGACCCCTTCAATAGTATTCTTTTGTTGAGTGATAATATCATCATCGTCTCCCTTCTTTGCACCTATCTCTTCAAAGTCTTTCTTTATATATATCTCATTATCGAACCTCTCTTCTAACTCATGCTTTGTTAAGAAAAACTCGTGCGTGATCCTCTCTGCGTCCTCTATGTCAGTTGTGTATGATGGAACGATAACTTTGTTTGGTAGGGGGACTTCAATGTTTGGTAGGGATGAGTATTCATAAACGTCAAACTCGATAATATCTTTACCGCTACGGAACTGGTCAACCACATCTTTAATAGTCTTCTTATCCTCGTCGTCTTCTAGGTCTAACTCGTATCGCTGTGCTATGAACTGTTCAAGCTCTTTGTTCTTCGACTGCTTTAACTGCTTGATCACATCCTCGCCATAATCGTCTAAATCTAGCACCTTGTGTATTTTACGTGACCTAAACTCCTCAACTATCTTGAAGATACAATGACCTTTCTCTTTGGCGAAGTCAGCAGACAACTCTAGCTTGCTGAACAGATCCATCTTATTACGCAATACAAGATTCATCGCCTCTTCAGCGTTTTTTGCTTTTGCCTTCGTCTGGGGATCTTCTTTAGCTCCACTCTCAATCTTAACAGAACACAACGTCTTAGCAGACCAAGAACTCAATACAAGGTTTGGTGTCTGTTTCTTAATTAACTTATCTGTCTCTGGTAATGGTATGTCAGGAGCGTTCTCATATGGATAGTTAGACACTCGCTTAATGCCTAACCGTTGATTGGCGGCTGATATTAACTTGTGCCTCCATACAGCAGTATCATCATTGTCTTTAGTTACTTTCATTCTAAGGTCGTTGATGAACTCAACTTCCTTTAACGAAAGTTTCTTGTCTTCTGCTTTTTCTTTTACGTTTGGTTCTTTATATGACATTCGCTACTCCAGTTTTCCATCCATATCCACTAGTTTTTTTGTGCCACTTGTTTGCTCTTGCCTGATAAGCGACTTGCTTTCTTGGACTGAAATGTTTTAGTCCCCAGATTCCATATATATAAGCGTCGGCGTCATCTGGTGATCTACCTAATAAGGCTTTTGTTTGCTTCTTTGCTACCAGTCCTATCTTACCTGTTGAGTTGACTAACGTATACTCAACGCTTGACATTTGCCTTCGTATTTCAATATCTTCAGGATAAACAACGCGCTTGTTTTTAATCTCTTCCCAAACATACCACCACATCTCGGTCTTTAAATTGTTATACCTCTCATTGTTCGATGAACTGCTACCTGAACTGATTGGCAATACTTTGATTTCTGTGTTTCGTAACAACGCCGCGACATGATCCGATACGCCTTTTCCAATACCAACACTGTCAATTGAAATGCCTTGAACTTGATACTTATTGGCTAACACAACTATCTCAGCACCTATCTTCTGTGTGTCGCCATGATACAGCTCTTTACGATCAATGACCTCAGTATTCTCAAACACTAAAACAACACATTTATCTCCGCCTACTAATGCAGGATCACAACTGATATGCCGGATAGTGCTGTCTTCATATAGCTGAACTCCTTTAAGTGCCTCAATATCCTCAAGTTTAATTAATGTGTTATCGCCGGAAACAAGGAACGAGGTCATCACTTCCTGTTCAAATGCTGTTGGGTGAAGCTCTCCTTTAAGCGCGTCAATCTCTTCTTTCTTCAAATAAGGATTATCATATGATGTGAACCGAAAACTTTTAAACCCATCTATCTCTTTCTCGCCCTTCTCATACATTGTATAAAATGCGTTCAAACCCTTTGGTGTACCAATAAACAATCCTCTGCCACCAGTATCAATTAACATAGGCCGCAATACCTCAGCCCATAACGACTCACCGTCGGGAATACTAGCGAACTCGTCAACCACAATAAAATTAACACCAACACCACGCAAACTATCGGGAGTATCGCAACCTTTGAGCTCAATCGTTGAGCCGTTGATTAATTTCATTGCTAATTCTGATTCGTTAACTTTTTCTATTACTTCGGAAGGGACGATGTCTTTCAACATACGCCATGCGATCTGTTTGGCTTGTTTATACGTCGGGGCAACGTACCAGTTCAAAGATCCTTCATTTTTCAAAGAACTCATTAACAATTCATTAACCGCTAATGTCGTCTTACCGAATCTTCGACCGGCAACCAGTACCCTAAACCTGCTTTCGTCCTGCCAAACTTTTCCTTGGTTGAGGTGTAATTTCAGTTTTAGTTCCATCTATCTCCCATACGAGTTTGATGTGTCTGCCATTGGCGGCACCGAGGTTGACTTCTTTGGGGCAAGATTTCTTGACAATCTCTAAAGATATTTCTTCTTTACGTTTCTCCTCGACTGTATCACTTCTAAGAACATTGTAAATTGTTCTCCAAGAGAGATTAATAACATCAGCCATTAACGATTCTTCTCTAAGTGATTTCCTTCCCATCTTAACCATAGATAAGTCCTTTTAAAACTTTATGTGTCAAATTGTTACAATAATTAGAAACTATATAAAAAATGCGCACCTACTAAACCCGAAATTGTAAGTACATTTTATGTTTATAATTTTATCCGGTAGAGATGCGCATATACTATATGTAGCATATTATCTACATTTAGTCAACAGTTGTTTATTCTTTTAGACATTCGGCGACTGCCATACTGTCTCTTTAATTATTTTTATCCCTCCTTGAGTTGTTGTTGGAGTTTATCAACTTCTGAATCAAATTGTGTGTTATCAATACGAACAGGATTTGCCTTTAAAAGCATTTCTGCTCTTAACATTCCTTTAAACCTAGCTTCCAATACTTTCTTGTTATGCCATGTAAGCACGGCCTGTGGGTCTTGATCTATCAAAACCATTTTCCCAATCTCTCTCAACTCATCCATTTTTCCCCCCTTCGGCGATCATAGCGTCGGCTTGTTCAAAAGATAATCTAGCCCATGTAATATTAGAATTAGTTTCTCCTTTTTTTATAGCATCTTCAAATGTAACTTTTGTTGTAATATCATTAGAGTTTGCCAACAACCCAACCAACGCTTGCCCTGCGAAGTATTGGCGGAGCGTCATGCCTCCAGATATATATGTTTTTGATGGTTCCCATTCTCTTGTTTCTGGGCTTCCTTCTTGTTGCACATAGTTTCCCTCTATATGCTTTATTTCATTTGGAAACGCCTGTCCTCCGTCTTCTTTACTCATCATTACCCCCCTTTTTCTGCTTTTTTTAAAATTCTTTCTACTCGATTACACGAACGAATTATTTTCCTTTTAGATGGAAATCCTTTCTCAAATTGAAAACCTAATAATAAATTCGGTTTTTTATAAAGATAAAAAACAAAACCCTCTGGTCTCGGGTTTAAACTTAATAAGTTAAAAGGACGATATACTACTTCGCACAGAAAACTTTTATCTTTTAAATTTTCCAAAATAACTTTGCGAATATATTCCCCCTGCTCATTTATTGTCATTGCCCCCCCCCCTTACATCAAGCATCTCTTTCATATAATCTTTAGCCATTTGATACATTTCTGGTACGTCTTTTTGAACCTCTTTAGATAGCTCACTATTAGCTATCTTAGGAAATACTTTAATCATGGCGTATTGTTTTGTGCTTGGAATAAAGCATACTGGCAAAACAATACCTTCCTTTGTTGCAGATCGTCTTCTTCTTCCCCGCACTCTTTACATTGATTTCTTTTAAACTTCATTTTTGACCCTTTTCTTTAGTTATCTCCCGAAACCGCGCCGCATCCCGTTTAATCTCAAGAGCCTTCATCCTACTGTCAGATGGGTAGCGATTAAGAATCGTTGTCACGATAGTTTCCGAGAACTTGTAGTCTTTATTTGCCATGTTGTTCCCCCTAGATTAGTTTGTTCTCTTTGAGATAGCAG